AGGTAAAGAACTTATGGCTTCTGATAAGGCAAAATCAACATTTGATATATTGATGAAATTGTCTGAAAAGTTTAGTAAAGAAAGAGAAGAACGACTAAAAGGGTTAGGAGTAACGGATAATGAACAAGCTAAACTGAAAGCAATAGCAAGGGAAAAATTGAAGAGAGAAGCCGACGAACAACGCAAGCAACAAGAACGGCTTTCTGAGGAACTTCTTTCACTTCGCAGGAAGAATCAGCAGGATGAAATCAATCTGATGGAAGATGGGACAGAAAAGAAGTTGGCGCAGATTGATTTGGACTATCAGAAAGAGCTGGACGCTATTCGGAAGCAGGAACAGGAATGGACAAAAGCCAATGGCGGAAAACTTACTCAGGAACAATTTATACAGATTTCCCTTTCATATTCGCAGGCAGAAAGTAAGCGTGACAAATCAATTTCCGATTTGAATAAAGAAAAGCTTGAATCCGACAAAAAGGCTTGGCAGGAATACTTCATCGAGTTTGGCAACTATCAAGAGAAACGAAAAAACCTTGTGCAGAAGTATGATGATGAGATAGCCAAGCTGTACACAGATAGTCCTGAATACGCTATCAAGGTAGCCGAAAAGAATCAGGCTGTAGAACAACTGGATGAACAGTTTGGTCACTCCGCAAAGGCAATGGCAGACCTCTTTGAAGACGCTGGCAATAAATCGGTATCTGCCATTCAGACTATTATTGACAAGTATGAAACACTTGTTAAGTACATGTCTGGCACAAAGGAAAGTGACGGAACGAATGTTACACTTGACGAATTGAAAGCACTCGGATTCACTGATAAGGATATTGAAAAGATAGAAAAGGGTGAAATCTCCATAAAGGATGTAACGGATGCAATCAGGGGGCTAAAGGATGAGCTGAAAGGCAAATCACCGTGGCAGGCTTTCGTCTCTGACCTGGAGAAAGGGATAGAAGCCATAAAAAAGGGTGGCAACGATTCCAAGAAAGTCGGTCAAGGCATCACCGATATAGGAAATGCCGTAACGTCTTTTGCCCCTGCGCTGGGTGAGTTCGGCACTAACATCGCCAATATATTCGGTGCCAGCGATTCCGCTATAACAGGAATTACCGATGCTTTAGGGGGATTGGGCACTACAGCCGCCGGTGTCGGTCAAATTATGTCCGGTGACATTGTGGGTGGTGCCATGAGTGCTGTCAGTGGAGTATCATCTGTTGTGTCTGCCCTTGACGGTCTGTTCGGTGCAGACTATTCCCATTATAACGAGATGGTAGAGCAATATAGCCTATTGAACGATATTTGGGATGAACTGATAGACAAAAAGTTGGAATACATCAACACATCTTACGGGGCTGAAGCTAATAAGGTAGGAGAGGAAGCCTTAGAATTGGCGGAAAAAAGTATTGAGAGTTACCGTATTCTTGGTAAAGAAAGACTGAACGCAGGTTCATCAGCCGGTTCCCACTCCATAGGTGTGCGAATTCGCAAGGGAATGTCCGAACAGGGATGGGAAGAAGCGCGCAAAGCTCTTAATGACGAACAGTGGTTTAAAGAAATCTCAACCGGAAGAATGGAAAGCCTGTTTGACCTTTCTACCGAACAATTGGAGAGACTTAAATCGGAAGCACCTACTTTTTGGGCTAAATTAGATGAGGATGTTAGAAATTACCTTGATAAAATTATCGATGGGGAAGAACGCATTGAGGAAATTCATAATCAGATAAACGAGCAGCTTACACAAACCACATTCGATGGTGTGTACAATAACTTTATAGATACCTTAATGGATATGAAAGCATCGTCCAAAGATGCCGCCGAAGACATATCGGAATATTTCATGCGAGCTATGCTCTCCGAGCAGATAGGCACACTCTATCAGGACAAGCTAAAGAAGTGGTATGAGAAATTCGCAAAGGGTATGGAGGATGGCTCTTTGACGGAATCCGAAAGAAATGCGCTGGACGCTGAGTATATGGGCTACATTGAAGAAGCCATGAAACTGCGCGACGAGCTTGCTGCCGCAACCGGATATGATAAAATTTCGCAAGAATCAACATCGCAGTCAGCTTCATCCAAAGGCTTTCAGACAATGAGTCAAGATACCGGCGAAGAGTTGAACGGGCGGTTTACAGCATTGCAGATTGCAGGAGAAGAGATAAAGAATCAATCTATCATTCAATCTCAATCACTTAATCTACTAACAGTAAAAGCAGATGCTCTACTTTCCATAAATACGGAAACAAGAAATATTGCTGATGATACGCGGGATTTGATAGCGCAATCCTATCTTGAATTGGTACAGATTTCAGAAAATACAGGCAATTCAGCTAAATACTTAAAAGAAATCAAAGCGGATATTGCCGAAGTCAAACGTAATACTTCAAAATTATAAATTATGGCTGAGCTATTGATAAACAATAAAGATGCCTATGCTATATGGGGCGTAAAAATGGGAAAAGGTTTTCTTGATGTACTTGGTGCATCATCATCCATGAAAGAATTCATAGAAAATAAATCCCGGTTAGAACATGGGAAACGTGTGATAGTCAATGACCCTAAAATAGATGAGAGGGAAATAACACTTTCATTTACAATTGAAGGAAAATCCCAATCCGACTATCAAGCAAAGAAAAAAGCTTTCTTTGTTGAACTTTATAAAGGCAAGGTTGATATTCAAGTTCCAGCTAACGGTAGTGAGATGTATCATCTGATTTATCTCGGTAAAAATATCACTTATGCACAGAGCTTAGGTAGGACTTTCGGAAAAATTTCAGCAAAGTTTAATGAGCCAAATCCGGCAAGCAGAACTTAATTTGTGACATTTTGCCCATTGTCATAGTTTGAAGCCTTATTTTTTAAGGCTTCTTTTTTTTATGTGCGAACTTTGAAGGCATGGAACAAATCGACATCAAAGGCATATCCGGTGCTATCCAGCTTACAACTCTGATCAATGAAGGTTGCAAGCGTAAGTTCACTCTGATGAAGGAGGACCACATCATATTAAAGTTCTCCTTGGAGAGTCCCATATATTTCAAACTTGGTTCATACGTGGAGTGCGACTTCGGGCTGTTCGAGGTGTGTGACTTGCAGAAGCCCGCGTTCAACACCGATAACGCAGGCTACGATTACGAATTAAGGCTTGATGCCTATTACTGGAAATGGAAAAACAAAATCTTTAAATATACCCCCGAAGTGTCCGGGCAGGAAGCGTCCTGGAATCTGACTGCCCCGCTTGACGTACAAGCCGGTATAGTCCTTAGAAATTTGAAAGCTCTTGGTTATGCGTATAAAGGTCAGGATTTTGTTTTCTCCATTGACAGCACTGTAGAGAATAAGGCGCTACTGATGACTTATGACAACATCAACATCCTTGACGCCTGTTTTGAGATGGCGAAGAAATGGGATTGCGAATGTTGGGTGACTGAAAACATCATCCATTTCGGACGTTGTGAGTCTGGCGATGCGGTTAACTTTGAAATCGGGGTGAACGTTGTAGAGATGTCACGTTCCGATTCCCAATCGACCTACGCCACCCGAATCTATGCATTCGGCTCAACAAAGAATATCCCATCTGACTACCGCCCCGTTGATGAGACTGTAGTGCTGAACGGCGTTGTGCAAAAACGCTTAATGTTGCCCGACGGAACTCCGTACATAGACGCTTATCCTGATATGACTACCGAGGAAGCCATTGAACAAGTGGTTATCTTCGATGAAGTCTATCCCCGAAGGGTCGGCACCATGTCGGATGTCACAACTATTGAGGTGACAGACAAGGTGGAGAATGAGGACGGCACAACCACCGAGGAAAAATGGAATGCCTACCGCTTCAAGGATACCGGCATTACCTTCTCAAAGGACTATATCCTCCCCGGTGAGGAATTGAAAATCATTTTCCAATCCGGCAAGTTGAATGGTATGGAATTCGCTGTAACATTCGACCCTGACAATAAGAATGAACAACTTTGGGAAATAGTCAGAAATGAGAACTACGGCAGACCGCTTCCGGACGGAGTGCTTATTCCTGAGAATGGGGATACTTATATTCTATCCGGTTGGGACAGTACGAAAATAACCGAACTGGGGCTCGTGGGTGCCGCCGAACAAGAGCTGAAAGGCGAAGCGGAGAAATCTGTAGCCAAATCCAAGATAGACCCTTCTACATATAACTGTAAGATGATGTCGGATGTCGCATACAGTGAGGACGGAGTGCACAATCTCTACGGCATCGGTCAGAAGGTTAACTTAATCAATAAGGCTTATTTTGAGAACGGAAGGCAGTCAAGGGTTATCGGATACGAGTTTAATCTTGACTATCCTTATGATTCTCCGATTTATACAGTAGGGGAGACGGCAGCCTACTCGCGTATAGGGGACCTCGAAGGCAAGATAGAATCTCTTACCCTGAAAGGTCAGACTTATACAGGCGGTTGGGGCAGTGGGGTTTATCTGATTAAAAGAAATGATTCCACACCGGCTACCGACAATAATGCATTCTCTGCTTTGCGTTCATTAAGCATGTTCTTGCGGAAAGATAAAGATGACCGTACCCCGCACAAGTTATCCTC